GAACGATTCTTGGCACTATCCCCAAGCGACATCGCAATTCCTCGAACTGTCAACAACATCGAGAAATACGAGGATCCGGATTCGGTCTATGTGAAGGGCACACCGAAGCATATCAAGGCTGCGTTGATCCACAACCGAATGATTGATATGCTGGGATTGAAACACGTGAAGAAGATTGCTAGCGGAGACAAGATCAAATTCGTGATGTTGAAGAAGCCAAACCCGACAGGCCAAGAAGTGATCGGATTCGAAGGGTTTTTGCCTCACGAGCTTGACCTTGAGGAGTATGTAGACTACGGTGCAATATACGATACAGCATTCCGGTCACCGCTCCATATCATGCTGGATGCTGTAAAGTGGACAGAAGAACCTGTAGTCAGCTTGTTTTAACATAGGATTCAGGTTGAAGGACGAAATCTGATCATGTATTGTGTAAGACTGCTGCACGGGAGCTGCGTCAGTCTTACACACCACAAAAGAGTGAAGAAAAAGTGTCCGATATCACAATCAAGACCAATTTCGAACTGAATGATGATGTATCCAAGGAGCTGATGCGTCAATTCATTCTGACTCTGTCGGGTGGGCGTGAACCTACCGTCGGATCATTCAACAACATCGGCATGGAATCCGAGACGTTGATGTTCATTGTCTCAGGCCTCGCCAAAAACGACGCGGAAGAATTCATCTACAAGCTAATGGATCACAAATCGATTCCGTTTGAAGGGTTCGAAGCGATCGAGGATTGGGATTACGATGTCGCGGTGATGTCAACCCTCGTCGATCCGATGCAAGAGCTTGTTAATCAGCGCAAATTCGAGCAGCTCGACGAGAAAACAGCTCTATTAAACACAGCGCTGGAAGAAGTGAACGGTAAGATGGAGGCATTGGACCTCCAGATGGGTCGAGTTATGGGCCTGCTTCAATCGAGTGGAGTAATGCACTATCGCGAGTTCATGCAAGCGTTCCTCTCTGCGATGGAAGATCGCGGAGTTATCGACAAAGACACCGTCGAAAAGCGAATGTTCCAAACCCACCACTAAGTAGCACCACACGTCAACACGCACAAGAGGCACTGCGTCAATGAGTCTCTTGTGCGTTTGATTCCATTGCGTTTGTTCTCACACAGCTAGAAGGGAATATATGTCCTCATTGACTGATCGCCTGATGAAAGAGTCCAAGCTGACCGGTTCATCTGTACTCTCCGAATCCACCTTCTTTAACGATAAGGATCGCGTATCCACTCCAGTTCTGTCAGTCAACCTTGCTTTTTCAGGTGAGCTGATGGGAGGGATTACCTCAGGTCTTACATTCCTTGCAGGGAAGTCGAAGACGTTCAAGTCTCTGCTCGGCCTACTGACCGTCGGCTCATATCTGAGGAAGTATGACGATGCAGTGTGTCTGTTTTACGACTCTGAGTTCGGCATCACTGATTCATATATGAAAGCCAATGGTGTTGACACATCGCGTGTTATTCACCGCCCGATCAAGAACGTTGAGGAGCTGAAATTCGACGTTGCTAAGATGTTGGAGACGATTCAACGCGGCGAACACGTCATCATCTTCATCGACTCTGTCGGCAACCTGGCTTCCAAGAAAGAGGTCGAGGATGCTCTCAATGAGAACTCCGCTGCCGATCTGTCTCGAGCCAAGCAGTTGAAGTCTCTGTTCCGCATCATCACTCCGTATCTCACTATGAATAACATTCCATGCGTGGCTATCAACCACACGTACGATACGATTGAGTTGCACTCCAAGCAGGTGATGGGCGGTGGATGCATGGTCGCAGACACTAAGGTGACCATGGCTGATGGAACCCTCGCTAACATTCAGGAGGTCAACACCGACGATTACGTGATGACCTTAGACGGACCGAAGAGTGTGACTGCAACATGGAACCCTGACACATTGTTGGAAGGCCATCCCGACTGCTTCGATGTTGAGTTTGAAGACGGTCTTATGGTGACTGTTTCTCACAACCACCGCTTCCTCGTTCATGACGGATACGAGCGAAAGTGGGTAGAGGCTAAAGACCTCGAGCCTGAAATGGATATTGTGTCCGTGTAGTACATTCAACCTCTCCCTTTCATAAATAATCGAACATCGAAAGGGAGAGGAACCAATGCACATCGTTTACATGCTAACGTTTGTCGACAGGAAGAATGCAGGAATCGAGCCATACTATTACATAGGGTCCAAGTCGAACTGTAACGTGGTAGATGGGACTATCATCGATCGTCACGGGAAGCCTTATTACGGAAGCTCGTTCTGGCACGGTTATGACAGCATTGTTGAGAGTAGCCGCCAACACATCAAGGTTGACGTGCTAGCGGCAATCAAAACGGATGAGTACAGAGACCTGATCGCTCGCGAAAGGGAGCTTCAGTTGGAGCGTGATGTGGTCGCTGATACAAGATTCTTCAACAAGTCAATCGCTGGCGTTAATACGTTTGCTGATCCCAACTACGCGACGTTCCGCCATACCACTACCAACAAAACAGTGCGGTTACGGAGAGACCATCCACTGGTTATCGCTGGATTGTATAGAGGGGTGACATCAGGCATGACTTTCCCTGAACGCGACTACCCTGATAGATCGGGGTCGAACAATCCGTTCTATGGCAAACGTCATCCTGATCACGTCATTCGTCGTATAGCAGAGCAGAATCGTGGCAGCAAGCGAACCGAAGACGTCAGGATCAAGATGTCAGAACAGCGAACAGGGGTACCTAAGGCTGAAGACCATCGCAGGAAGTTAGGTCGTCCGGGCCTTATGATGGTGCGAAATGTTGCCACTGATGAAGTCCGAAGAGTGCCTGTTGATGATTACTACGGTGACGTGTACGATAGAAGTCTTTGGTTTCCTAATGGAATGTTTAATGCCAAGAAGGCAACATGCGAGCACTGCGGGACGACCAGTACACCCGCAAACATATCAAGATGGCACAACGATAATTGCAGCGATGTAACGCACCGAGTGTGGTGCCCTTGGGGACACCATCGGTATAATCCCAAACACGATGAGATATACCTGAAGATAGACCAACTCGCCGATATCATCACCTGCTCACCTAGAGCCGGTCGTTCGACAAAGGCATATGGGTCTGAGGTAGTATGGCCCGCTGTCATGCATGTATATGGCGTTGACTACAGAGAACACACTGACCGTAGTTTCGTAGAGGTAATCAGGCGGTGCGTCCGAGAGATTACCAAAGGCAGATTCGATCAACAATCCCGCAACAGTTGGAAGGAATGGTATGAAAGTAAAATCAGTGACTAAAGTGGGCGCGAAGCCCGTGTACGACATCTCGGTCGAGGACGCTGAGCACTACGTACTCGAGAACGGGGCCGTGACCCATAACACAGGTGGGATGTACTCTGCCGACAACGTATTCATCATCGGTAAGCGTCAGATCAAGGAAGGAACGACTGTTGTTGGGTGGCAGTTCATTCTCAATGCCGAGAAGTCCCGTTTCATCAAAGAGAAGTCAGCCATTCCGTTTGAGGTAACGTACGACGGCGGCATCGATCGATATTCTGGTCTGCTTGATATCGCGCTGATCACAGGTCATGTCGAGAGCCCCAAGAAGGGATATTACCAACGACCGTCCGTAACAGACGACAAGAACTGGCGTCGCAAGCAAACCAGTACCGCTGAGTTCTGGGATCCGATTCTTGAAGACCCCGCATTCCACGATGCTGTGAGTAAATTGTACGGTCTTGGTGGCGGCAAGCTATTCGACGAAGCGTTGGCTGCACAGATGAATGACACGTCAGAAGATGTTGATCTGTCTGAATCGGAATAAGATACTAACAGGCCCGTTCTCATCTGAGAACGGGCCCCTCCTCATTGTGCAAAGGACATTGAATGCAAGACATCGAAACAACGATCTTCAAATCCTTGTTGTTTAATGAGCCATACGCAAGAACCGTCTACCCGCACCTTCGTCCTGATTTCTTTGACGGTCACTATCGACAATTATTCGACGTGTATAGTGACCTGTTTGATAACTATGGCAAGATCCCGAATGTTGAAGCAATCGGGGTCGCTTTGAGTAAGTCGAATGTATCCGAAAGTGACTTTGAGCAGATTGTAGAGGTTGTTGAATATGCACTCAAAACAAGCAAGGATCTTCCCGACACCGAATGGTTGATAGATGAGACGGAGCAATATTGTCGAGATAAGGCTCTGTACAACTCGATCTACGAGTCAATCAACATCATTGAGGGAACTAACAAGACACTTGACAAGCATGCGATTCCTGATATTCTCAATGATGCGTTGTCAGTTTCATTCAAGCAGACGGTTGGTAAGGATTACTTCGATGATGCTGAGGCGCGTTATGAGAAGTATGTGTCGAAAGAAGCACGAATCCCGTTTCCGCTTGAGGCATTAAACTACCTGTCGAATGGTGGGGCGAAAAAGAAGAGTTTGTCGGCGATCCTGGCTGGGTGTGTTCATCCGGACACTAAGGTTCGAGTGAGGGTTCGAAAGAAAAACCCACATCCCTAAACGTGCTACCAACATCGTCTTCGGTAAAGATATGAGGAAGTCTGGTTGCAGATAATGGCTTAACCTTGCGATCAGGCTTCTTACACCAACCACGAACATTGGCATGCGATGTATATGGTGTAAACTGTCATTGAATTATCCTAGGTTAGTTGTGCATATTTACTAATTTAGGGAAACTAGAAGAGAGGATTAGTTATATGAGTTGGGAAGAGATGGAAGTTCCTATATCGGACATTCAATGGTTGATGGAGGATTACGATGTAGAGATCGACTCGCCTGATGGATATGTGCCCGTTTCCCGGTTTGTTGACAAGGGTATGTGGAACGAATACGTCGTCGATGATGGCGTCGGGAACTCGGTTAGAGTTAATGAGAACCACCTCTTCTTATGCGAGCGGGGGTGGGTGCTAACCAAGGAGATGCTCGCAACCGACAGAATCCTGAAAGATGACGGATCATATCACTCGGTGCAGGTGACCAAGACCGGCAACCGTATTCCGATCGTTGACCTTGCAATCGACCACGAGAACCATCGATACTACGCAAACGGGTTCACTAGCCACAACACAAACGTTGGTAAGTCAGCGTTGATGATCTTCCTCGCAAGCGAGTTCCTACGGATGGGAAAGAATGTTTTGTACATCACGCTAGAAATGGACGAAGATTCCGTCTATGAGCGCGTGGATGCGAACTTGCTTGGGGTGCCAACAGACAAGCTGGATCAGCTATCGAAAGAAGACTTCATGAGTCGAGTTGGTAAGTTGAAGGAGAAAACACACGGTAAGTTTAAGTGCAAAGAGTTTCCAACATCCTCTGCTCACGTCGGACACTTTCGTTATCTGCTGAAGGAATTAAAGCAGAAGTCGAACTTTGAGCCAGACTTCGTGTTTGTTGACTATATCAACATCTGCGCTTCGTCTCGGTATAAGGCCGGCAGTGGGTCAATCAACTCATACAGCTACGTAAAGGCTATTGCTGAAGAGATACGAGGGCTGGCAGTTGAGTTCGATCTTCCCATCATGACAGCAACTCAGGTCAATCGTGATGGCATGAACAATCAGAATCCGGACATGACAAGCACGTCTGAGTCGTTCGGTCTCCCAGCAACACTGGATTGGTTCATTGCGCTGACGGCTGATGAGGTAATGCGAGAGAACGGACAGCAGCAGGTTCATTTGTTGAAGACTCGTTGGGGAAACAAGCAGCGTGTAGGTTCACAGATGGTCGGAATCGATTGGGACCTGATGCGATACTACGACGTCGGATCGACCCGAGAGGCGCAATCTAGTATGGGCAAAAACAAACCCAACGTCAGCAACGATAAGGAAGCAACGTCATCGTCCAACAAGGAAGAAGTCAAACCGACTACCCCAAAACGCAACAAATCAGTAGAAGGAATTGATTGGGACTAGTTGAGTCTTGTAAGAACGACAGATATAATACAACAACTCTCGCACGCAAAAGAGAGTTTGCTTTTAAAACCAAGGAGATACAATGTCTGATATCATCATTCCGTCCAATCCGAAAGACATCGAGACCCTCAAGAACGGCATCCGCGAGATGACCGATTCAATGACTCGAATCGATTCTGAACGGGACTTCCAGAAGGATGTGATTGACCGTCTTCATGATGAGACCGGCATCGACAAGAAGTATATTCGTCGAATGGCAAAAGACCACCACAAGGACAACTTTGATGAGAAGGCTGATGAGTTGTCTGATTACAATGACCTGTACGAGACCGTCTTCAAATAGTAATTGCTAGAGAGGCAGTTGTTGCGATTGAGAATTTGCAGTAACGTGTAATTCTCAATCGCTTTTAACCCACAACAAGGGATGTGAAATAGATATGCGCTTGAAAGGTATTGAGGAAGAGGTAATCACGAACTCGAAGGCAGAATCAGCCTTCACTATCCACGCAACAGCAAAAGCGTTTCAAATCCTATCTGATGGGCTCTACGAACACAAGATTGCTGCCATTGTTCGCGAGCTGACGTGTAATGCATACGATGCCCACGTTGAGGGCGGATGTGCCGATCAACCGTTCCGCATCAACTTCCCCAATCAGTTCCACCCTGTGTTCGAGATCGAAGATTTCGGGATCGGCCTTGATGAGCAGGGTGTGCGCGACGTCTACACGGGATACTTTAACTCAACCAAGACTGACAGCAACGAATCGATCGGTGCGTTCGGTCTTGGCTCAAAGACTCCGTTCGCCTACACCAGTAGCTACACGATTCGTGCACGCAAAGATGGCGTTGAACGCCTCTTCAAAGCCTACATCGGCGACAACGGGGCTCCTCAAGTCAACATGCTAACGCAACGGGAGGTCGCACCAGATGACTACCCGTCCGGCGTCAAGATATCAATCCCCGTCAATGGACTTGATCATCATCGGTTCCGTTGGGAAGCTGAGTTTCTGATGAGCTTCTTCAAGGTTCAGCCAATCACCAACGACGATGATTTTGAGCCCCTATTCAATATCAGCGATCAGCTCGAAAGAGAGGGGTACGCGATAATTGACTCCAACGGTCGTCGTGTACATTCGTCTCTGTATGGTGGCAACAGGTTCTTCTGCTTGATGGGTGGAGTACCGTACCCGATATCCATGTCATCGTTTGGCACCCACGCGTGGTCCTCAGCGGCTCAGTCGATGCTTAGGATGCTCCGTGATCGGTATGCGTTCGTGCAGTTCGATATCGGAGACTTGGATGTGACTGCATCTCGGGAGTCGTTGTCGTTGGATGATGACACACAGGCGGCCATCCAAGAACGATTCCGCAACATCTATAAAACGATGGGCGAGGAAGCTCAATCAAAGATCGATGATCAATTCACCCACACGCTTGACGCATACGACTATGTGATGGAGCGATTCGGTAATTCCGGCCCTCGTAATTTTAGGTACAAAGGGCGAATCATCAGCTCGTTGGTGTCACGTATAGTTCGATCTTGGGATGGTGCGACTGGGATCTTGTCTGGTGATGCTGTCGTCATGAAGCCGACGTACCGCGGAGTATCAAAGGTCACAGATCCAATCTATCTGCGTTCGTTGATGAACCAGCAATACGACAAGCTGTTCATCATCACTCAGCAAGATCCAAAGCTAAAGGGCCAACACAAACATCTCCGGCGTCTGTTGGCTCCCTACAGGACAACCGGGGGGCATCAGTACGGGATTGCATTCACGGGACCCATCTCAGATCAACGAAAGATACGAATCAACCGGTACTTCAACGGCCGTGTCGACATTGAGTGGCTGTCACTGGAGGATCTGCGCGAGGAAGATAAGAAACGTCGAGCAGCAGAACGTGCAAAGCGACTAGCAGATCAAAATTCCAATGTGCCGAAACGTGATCCGCTTGAGATTGATGCAATCTCTGTCGAGTTCGGGGAACCGCTCTCGAGTCGTCACCGGTTTGAGGTTGATCCAAGCCAACACGTATACGTGATGCGCGATCCTGATGACCGTACGTGTGTGCTGATCAAGGGAAAATCGATCAGTCAGCGTGTTTTGACAGGGGATATCTTCAATGTGATCGGGTACGATAAGACGATCGTAATCGGTACTCAATCAAGCGAGCCTCGTCTCCGTAAACACAACGTCCCTACTTTGGATGAGATGTTCGATGAAGGACTCAAGAAGAATGGCAAATATATCCGTCGAGCGGTAGCGGTGTGTCATTTCACGACGTCAGGTAAACCGAAGAGAGTTCATGCTCGGATCCTTGATGCTGCTGGTGATCCTGATATTTGTCCTCGGCTCCATCGGTACAAGAAATGGGTGAATACTGATCTTGAACCCAGGAAGTGGAATCCGCTTGTGCCTGGTTCTGATCTGTTTACGCAGGGTCTTCTGCCCGACTACCTAATGAAAGCACACGACGAACTGAATGAGATTGACAACAAGGCATCAACTATCGTAGCCGATCGGTACCCGATCTTGGATCGGATGTTTTCGATCCCGGCCGATTACGAAGCTCACGCTGTTGAGTATATCAAAGCGGTAACAGCGTTCCGCGATAAGCACCAAAGCGCTGATGATGACGTTACTAACCAAGAAGAGGGAGCAGCCTAATGGCCGTTAAAGCACTATCCGAAGCCCAGAAGCAAAACGTTGTTGCACGAATCGATCGAGGTGAAAAGCGCAGCAGTGTTGCTAACTTGTATGGTGTCAGCACTCGCACGATCGGTCGCATCCTCGCGGAAGCAAGTGCAAACGAGATCGCCTCCGATGTTGTAGCGGATCATACACAGAGTATCGCTGTTGGTGAGGATACTCTCGATGTGGGGTACATCGAACCAGAGCCGGCTGCAGCATCGTTTGAATACAGCGTTGTGTTGAACAGCTCTAGTCTCACCATTACGAAGATCAACATCGATACGGGTGACATCGCGGGCGATGTGATCATCGACAACGGTCACCCGAAGTTTCTTGACGCTCGGACGGTGATCGTCCAGGGGAATGTGTCTCAGGAATCGCTGGCTGAAGCGTATGAGATGCTCGATGAGAAGTATAAAATCGAGAAACTCACTGAAGGTCGTGTAACGGTCGATGTTAATGGCGCTCGAGTGGTGTACACTACTGAGTCTGGAGCGGAGCAATCATTCCCCACACAACTATCCGAACGAATCATTCACGCAGCACGTCAAGGCGATGAAGCGATCAACCGTTTGTTGAAGTTTGCTGACCGTCTCTCCAACAACCCATCCAACCGAGCCGTCAAAGAGCTGTATCAGTTCATGGTGGCGATGGACCTGGAGATTGATGAAGACGGTCGAGTCATTTGCTGGAAGGCTGTTCGTGAGAACTTCACTGATTGTCATACCGGCACATTCGACAACAGTGTGGGGAAAGTGGTATCTGTTGAGCGCAACCAAGTCGATGAAGACTCTAGCCAAACGTGCTCATACGGTCTCCATGTATGCTCTCGCGCATACCTGCCGAGCTTTGCTCGATCCAATGGCCGAGTCATCAAGGTTGCTGTTGATCCTGAAGACTTTGTTGCGATCCCGCAAGACTACTACTCCATTGATCAGGGTGGAGTAGTGAAAGCAAAAGCCCGTGTATGTAAGTACGAGGTGCTCTCGGATGTATCCGATGAGTGGAACACTTATCGTTCCTCCCTGTAACACCCAACACAGAGCCCTTCTCATGAGAAGGGCTCTTTTCGTTGACTGATAAATTGGGGTATCGAGGTATGAAAGTCTACGATTACGTACTGCGAGTTCTAGTTGAAGAGTGTCCTGCAAAGGAGCTGTACCAGAACAGGTTCGATCCAGTCTACCTACAGGCTGCGTACCACGACACAGCAGCTCGAATCGAAAACCGTGTTCTTGAGGATCAGGAGTCTCCCGATTTTGCAGTGTCGGCTGTTCTGGCAGATGAGTTCGGGACTGATAACCTCCGCGAGGATCGACTTATTCGATGCCGCGATCGCATGACCATGCTGTGGGACAATCAAGAATCTATCCTCAAAGGATTCTAGGAGCCATAACGATGCCTTTGCCAGAAGTACTCCCCGCTCGAATCAATCTGATCAATGATGTGCTCAACGACATCGACCCGTTTCGTTTGACGGTTAGCGACGACGATGATGATCCATACATCACGGAAGCGGAAGATATTGCTGGTCTAATCAACGAGGGAACGTATCGAGCTGTGGATGCTATCCTGCACGTGTTATCACGACGATTCGGGTCGTATCAAGTCTCGCATTTAGATTGTGCTGTGTTTGAGACCCTGGTTCGACGGATAGTGTCTGAAGGCATCATGTGAGTTGCTATCTCATCTTCACCAAAGCCCGCCATCGAGCGGGCTTTTTGTTGCCGCTAAATCCCAACACACGCGCACACAACATCATCATTAATGCAAGGAGAGACATACACTATGTCACAACTACCTCAATGGGCACGTAAACCGAAACACAAGGAAGAGGTGATTGCCACTGTTCAGGGATGGACTGTAAAACGTACTGGAGAGGTGCTCAAACGCGTTCGGGATCTGCCCAACCGGTTGCTTGATCTGTCCAGCGAGATTCTTGAAGCTGCTCAATCTGCGGATACCGATTCTCACGTCAATAAGCCGTCTGTAAGCGATGAAAAATCACAGACGTCTGAAGATACATCTACGAGCGAGAAAACGTCTGAGAACGCAAATTTGAGCGATAATAGCGCTGACGACGATGAGGATATCCTCAATGATGTGGAAAAGGCCGAGAAGGAAGCCGCGACGCGAAAGGAAACAGGTGCCGCTGACGAGGGATCGGCAAAGACGTCGAAGGGAAAGAAGACGACGACAACAGCAAAGCGGAAATCTTACTACAAGCCTAAGGGAACAACCCGCAGGAAGAAGTCGAGCGACGCTGACCAAGAAAGCAACAAAGAGTAATAAGGCAGGCGAATGAAGCTAACCAAAGGGAATTACGCACTGTACGCTGCATCCATCTACGACAACCCGTCTTGCATCTCTGAGGCGGAGTTCGTTGAGGATCTGGGTCGAATCAGCACGATCAAGCGAATGGTATCCAAGTACAGAAACGGGGAGAGCGTTAATGTACGCCTGCTCGTAAATAATGTCATCACGTTCTACAACGTGTTTGAACATCACGGAGCGTCTCGACTGATCGAGTTTAAGATCGATTCCCACCATGCTGGAATGGTCAATGCCATCCTTGCGTATTTGTCATTCCCTTTGGTTGATGGTTATGCGGTCGACGCTGAGTTCTACCACACTCTTGAACAGGAGTTCGGATCAACATGAAATCGTTAGCGGATTATCTAGCCGAATCGGACGCTCCCACGAACCAGACTGGAGGAGTTGCAGCCCCTGACAGCAAACCTATCGGGGGGTCCTCCTCATCATCGACGTTCATGGGGCATCCATGCATCGAGGTGGATAACGACACCTACAACAAATGCGTTCGAGGGAAGGTTCCGTTTGCGCGATGGCACAAATACGTTGATGATGAACAATTGCGTACATCGTTGCGTACCATGTACCAAAAACATAAGCGAGTTGTTGTTAAAAACAGCTCCACTGGAGCAATGTCGTTTGTCAAGTAATGCATACGCACGCGCGACTTGCAAGGATGTGTAAGGGATGGGGATCTTTAGACTGGTTACGGGTCTGCTTAGTGGACGGCTCGGGAAATGGCTGAAGTGGTTGTTTGTGATAGCTCTGATCGGCACTGTCGTATACATGATTATGGACTATGGGAAGTCCAGAGAGCGGGTCAGCAATCTGATGCAGGAGAACACTAGGCTGGTCAATAAACGGAATTCTCTCAAGAATGCATTGGATCAACAAACCAAGAGACTGAACGAGCTGCAGGTAAAGAATCGTCAGCGAGACAGTAGCTACAACCGTCAGGTTGAAAGCATTCGCAAATACAAGAAGGATGGAGCTGATCAGGACCCGAGCCAAATCAAGCAGGAAGTAAATGCACGGTTCAATGACTTTCAAAAGCGCCTCATGTGCTCTACAGGGGATCAATCAAAATGTGGCAACTGATTATCTCAATTGGATTGGCATTATCGTTGACAGCTTGTGGCACTTTCAACGGCTCGAAGTCTGATTATTCAAATGATATTCTGGTTCAACCTGACCTGCCATCTCCAGTATCACCAATCGATGTGGAGTGGGACGTCTATCAACACGACGGTAAGACGTATATTGGTCTACCATTCAGCGAGTTTATGGACTTTGCTATCAATCGAGAGGACACTCTTCGATACATCGACCAACTAACAAACGTGGTTTGTTTTTATCGAGTTACACTAGATGAACCACGATGCCAGCACAAGAACAACAATAACCAACCAACCAAGAAACAACAATAAAAATATTCTTTGCAGGAGTAGTTGACATCGTCTCTACTCCTGCTTTATTATATGTCTGTATAATGGGTTAACACACAAAAAGAGATAGAGTGAGGAATTGAGCGGTGTTTGATGGACTATCACACGCGGTCTTAGAACAGCAGATGGATTGTCTAGCTGAAGCGATATATTATGAGGCTCGAGGAGAGTCTTTCGCTGGCCAAGTGTTTGTAGGATTTGTGATCAGGAATCGGGTTCTCTCTGATAGGTTCCCTGATACATTCTGCCAGGTAATTGAACAACCGCATCAATTCTCGTTCTATGATCACATAGACAACAAACAAAAAGCTATGCGTGAAGTGGATGCGCGGGATCAGGCCTACGAGGTTGCGTACATGGTAATGAACACCTCAACGCCTCCGATACCTGAAGGAGTCATGTTCTATCACACCACTAACATTCTCCCAAACTGGAACTACAGTCTATTGGATGAATACGCGGTGGTCGGTAATCACATATTCTATCAGCGAAGATGAATAAGAGAGGCTTCTACCATGAAGGGTGAAATCATTGCATGTATCGTATCGTTCTTCCTAGGTGTGATCATTACGCTTGTCTGCTCATACCCCGTGACTGATACAGTTACCACTCTGCAGGAAAAGTGTAAGCAAGTGGTAGCTGAGCCAGGTCAGGACTGTGAAGTCAAAGTGATACCCAAACCAGATGATAATGAGGAAATCAATGTTCAAAACCCAGAATGAGTTTTGTCTATACCTCGAGCAACTCAAGCTCGATCATGGATTCGATACGTTCATTGAAACCATTGCGTATTACGCAGAGCATGAGTCTGACCACGAGATGGACCATATCGTCAAGCACCTCAACAAGAGAATCAGGGACGCTGTTCGGTGCGAAGCCACTGACCGAAACCTGCTGAAGGATGCAAACGACAGTGAGCCGTTGTTTTGAAGGGATTTGCTGCGTACCAACTCCATACTGCATTGAATCTGCACTTCTCGGAGAAGACAGACTACGATTACTTCAAGTACAACGGCAAAACGTCAGTGACCGAACAATCGTTTAACAGGTCCCCGTTGAAATGGCAGTATGTGGGGATAGAGAATGCAGCTCCGTCACACGCTGAGTTGATGAGATTCTTCTTCAGTGCGTATAGGAACAACAACTACAATTGGATTCCAGGCAAAGTTCTCGCGAGACGAATAAAAACAATTTCACCGCTTGACTGTTCGCGTTACTTGAGAATACAATTCGCTTCCGATCTGATGACGCTAGCAAGTTCTCACAGAGAGAACCCAACATCGATCTTTGATGTTGGTGCCGTCTACCCGCTACTATACGAGGAGGTGATACAAGAGAACATTCAGCTCGAGAGCTATTTGCTGATTGACGCGTTCATCAACAGCACCCTAAATAGCAACGATCAGAAGCAATTCGGGCCGAAGTGGCCAGATATAGTGACCAAGCTGATGCGAGTAAGACCGTTCATCGCTATGTTGTTTGATCGAGATGAAGTCGTTTCGGTCTTTACGCGGTCATATCTGGATCAGGTCAGTTTTTGATCGATCATCAAAGAAACGCATAGAACTACACAGAATTGCATAGAACCACATAGAACCTAAAAGGTAAAGCAAAACATGGCATCACTAGCACAACTCAAGAAGCGCAAAGGCAACCTCAAGAAGCTGCAAGAGAAGCTGGAAAACTCCAACAACTCTGGCGCCCCTCGCGATGAACGCATCTGGAAGCCGAAGTTCAATCCAGAGAAAGGTCGAGGTACTGCAATCGTTCGCTTCCTCCCTCCCATTGAAGGTGAATCCTTCGTTGAGGTGAAGACCCACTCCTTCACCGGTCCTGGCGGAAACTACTTCGATATCGCACGCGAGACTATCGGCGAAGATGATCCGATCCAGATTGCTGCCATCAACGGCTTCCGCAAAGCGAAGCATACTGATGACAAGCGGTACAAAGAAGAAGCGAAGAAGTTTCTCCCTCGCTCTCAGTATTACGCCAATGTGGTTGTTCTTCGCGACGAAGAGAATCCTGAGAACGTTGGCAAAGTGATGATCTTCCAGTTCGGTCGTCAGATTTACGGCAAGCTGGAGAAGGCAATCAAGCCGGAATACGATGACGTTGATCCGTTTGATCCGTTTGATCTGTGGGAAGGTGCTGACTTCCGTATTCGCATGTCAGCCAAAGAGATCCCTGATCAGAAGACTGGCAAGATGATCACCGTTCCCACGTACGAAGACAGTTCGTTTGATCGCACATCCGAGTTCATGGAAGGCGATGAAGAGAAACTCGAAGAGCTGTTCAACAAGACGTACGACCTCAGCGAGTTTGTTGATCCGAGCAAGGTCAAGTCATTTGAGGACGTTGCTGAACGGTTCAAGAGGGTGATGGGCAAGCCGTACAACTGGCTTGATCCGGATGCGGTAGCTGAGGCAGCTCAAGAGGCCGACCAGCAGCGTGCAATGGATCAGCAACAGAGTGAACCTGATCCTGCACCCTCTACGGACAGTGATGAGGGCGAACCGCCGTTTGATGGTGGGCGTCGAGTGGACAACAGCTCCGGTGACGATGACGACAACGACGACGAAGGTGGAGAAGAAGAGTCTCCACTGGCTCGATTCAAGCGTCTGTCTGGTCAGAGCTGATAACACAAGTCCAACAACCCGCTAATCACAGAGGGCTCCATAATGGAGCCCTTTTTAATGTGTGATATTTGATGAGATAGTAGTTGAGGACGTTCTCGTGTTTCGCTACGATGAATCACGTAGAGACGATACTCGCTCTTAACGCGAATGAGAGGAATGTTGCTATGACAGTGAGTTTAGTGTGGAAGATTGCTCTTGTGTGGTGGTTGCTATCTGGTGCTTTGGTGTCTGGATTCGTCCTTACCCTACCCCGAGACCTCATCAAAGAGCATCCCCTCCTCAGCCCGATTGGATTACTCCTCTTAGGGCCGGTTGCATGGATTCGCTGGTTGATTCTCATCCAACGTGATCGGAACGAGAGAGCGTCAACGGCCCATATCCTCGCCATGCGCCGAGCTGATCGTAGGGCGCAATACCACAGGATGGTGATGGATCATCATTTCAGTACGATCAAGGGTGAGCAGCCAACCAATAAGCAGTGTTCTGCTAGCCGCCATCACAAACAACGTTCCTCATCATCGACGTCATCACGCTCATCAAGAAACAACAACAGCTCGAGCGTATGCAACAACGGACCGATGTAACCCTTTAACTCAAACCACTAAGGATCACAACTATCATGAGCACCAATTTCCGTATCAACAAAACATCCATTCTTGTTGCCGTAGGGATGCTGGCTCTGTTGTTCGTTTTGCTAGCATCCGGTGGAGCCTACCAACTGGGTACTGTTGACACCATGACTGCAACCGTCATGGACAAAGAACGAATGTGTGAATCAACAAAAGACAACGGTAGAGAATGTAAGTGGATGGTTCTCACAGACGAAATGTCATTCGAGAACATCGACTCAATCTGGCACCTCAAATTCAACAGTACAGATGTGCAGGCAGAGATTGCAAATGGGCAGTCGTATCACATCAAGTACTACGGATGGAGGATCCCCTTCCTGAGCGTGTATCCGAACATCATTTCGATCGATAAAGAGTAAAACCGGTTGCGGACAGCGAGAGAATATGTGATCGTATCCATACGCTGTTCCGCACACGTAATAACCAACCCAAGAGGGTTCTATATCATGAACACTATCGCCAAAAGCATCACCCTTAGCCTCGGAT